TGGGTGGAGGTGATACGACATCGTTCTTATTGGCGGCCACAGGACAAGCATTAAATCCACAACTTGAAGTATTATTCAAAGGTGTGGACATGAGAACCTTTCAATTTGATTTCTTGTTTGCTCCGTTTGATGAATCTGAAGCTAAAAATGTTTTAGAAATTGTCAAAACATTTAAATTCCATATGGCACCAGAAATAAACAAAGGTTTGATGGGACGTTATTTTACACCACCATCTGAGTTTGATATTGATTTCCTATTCAACGGCCAAATCAATCCAAATGTACACCAAGTTGGTACTTGTGTATTACAAAATGTTAACGTAGATTATGCACCAAATGGTTGGTCGACATTTGGTAATGGTATGCCAACACATATTAGAATGACATTGCAATTTATGGAAACAGAAATTGTCACAAAACAAAGAGTGGATGAGGGTTATTAATGCCTAGATATTTTAATAAATTTCCAAAATTATTATACACTAAAGACTTAAACACATCTTTAGTTACTAATCTTTTGATTCGTGTTGATACCATAAAAGATAAATTGGACAACATGGCTTTATTCTACACATATGATATCCAAGAGGGTGACACACCCGAATTGATTGCTTCAAAATATTATAATGATGCAGAATTACATTGGGTTGTATTAATGTTTAATAACATATATGACCCGTTTTATGATTGGCCAATGCATTATCAACAATTTCAAACATACATCATAGAAAAATATGGTGATGTAGCAACCGCAAAGGCAACACATCATCATTACGAAAAAACAATAGCTACAATCGACAGTTATTCAGGTGAAACCACAAAGAATACATATACCATAGATTTGAATTCTTATAATGCGGCAGTTGTTGGAACAATCACCAGAACATTTCCAAATGGCCAAACTGTAACTGTAACTACAACTAAACGTAATGTTGATTCTTACATGTATGAAGATGAATTGAATGAATCTAAAAGAACAATTAAATTAATCAAAAGTGATTTGATACCAGATATTAAAAAACAATTTGATTATCTAATGAGTGTATAATGGCTGAAAGTATAAATCAAATAGGATTAGGTTATCCGCAGGACTTTGCGCTAGAATCTTGCGTAATAATAACAGCTTTAGGTCAACCAACCGATTTCAGTAAAATGGTTGTTGAAATTAATTATTTTGAAGATATTTACAATTCAACGATTACTGGTAATTTGATTTTAAATGATTCTAGCGGTTTTTTAAATATGTTGGGTTTCTCCGGGAATGAATACTTGTTATTATCATTCGGTAAACCGGGTCTAGATACTAGAAAAATAAGCAAAACATTTAGAATCTATAGTGTCTCGAATCGCGGCATGGTTAAAGACCAAAATGAAAACTATATTTTAAATTTCTGTTCAGAAGAGACCGTGTTATCTGAACAATATAAAATTAGTAAGTCTTACAGAAATAAAAAAATATCAGAAATTATTAAAGACATTTTATTCAATCAATTATCAGTAAAAACGGGTAAATTCGAAGATAGCAATATTGAAGAAACACGTGGAACAAGAGATATCATAATTCCCAATTTGAAGCCATTTGAAGCTATTAGTTGGTTGAGTACACAGGCTATTTCCAATTCATCAAAAACAGAAGGTTCCCCTTATTTGTTTTTTGAAAATTATAATGGTTTCAATTTTAAATCACTACAAAGTTTATATACAGGTAAATCTTATAAGACTTATAGGTATGAACCAAAAAATACAACCTTACCTGAAGATGCTCGGGTTCAAGACATGGAAGCTGAGTTGACCAATGTGTTAGCATTTGAAAATTTGTCTAATTTTGATACAATAAATTCAATCAACACGGGTGGTTTTGCTAATCGGTTATATGCTATTGACCCCATAAGACAATCATACTCTGTAAATGATTTTGATTATTGGGACTATTCATTAAAGACTGAAGGGTTGAATACTTTTCCGGTAATTACAAATGCCAAAAATAGAAAAGGTGATACTGCCAATACAGCTTATAATAGCGTAGTTAAAGTAGCAACGACCAATACCGGCCAAGCAACCTATAACTCATACATTAAATCAAAATCACCAGATATAAAAGACACGTTTGTTGAACAACGTATTCCATATAGAACAGCACAATTATCACATATTAATACTGTCAGGTTTAAGATTTCAGTACCGGGAGACCCACTATTAACAGTTGGTATGGTAATTGAATTTCTTGTTCCAGAATTGAGAACAATGGAAGATGGTGGTCGTATTTGGGACATATACTATTCTGGTAATTTTATAATTACAGCGGTGCGACACACAATCAATCAAGAAAACAAATTTATTACAATATTGGAAATTAGTAAGGAAAGTTTAAAAACACCATACTATCAATTTAATAATGAGTTACCATCTTGGAAAGAAATTAGGGGTAGATAATGCAACGTAATAGTTTTATGGGATTGGATGGTTTTGTATGGTTCATGGGTGTTGTTGAGAACCGAATAGACCCATTAAAAATGGGTCGGGTACAAGTGCGTATATTTGGTTGGCATACTGATGATAAGATGTCGATTCCAACAAATGATTTGCCTTGGGCTCAGCCTATGTTTCCGACAAACGCTTCAATAACAACCAGTGCACCAAAAGAAGGTGATTATGTTGTTGGATTTTTCACTGATGGTGAAGGGGCTCAATTTCCAGTATTTTTAGGTGTTTTGCCAGGCATACCAGATAAAGACGCAAATCAGTCTAAAGGATTTTCGGATCCAAGGTCAAATTCAGAATTAGAAAACTCTCCTGTAAAATCTACAGGATCGACTATCATCAACACTGATGGTGTAATGGTAAAAAATCAAGGTAAGACTCCTTATCCAAGAACAAAAAACGAACCATCTACGAGTCCATTAGCCAGAAATGACAGTATAGCCAATACTGTTATAGATTTCCGCCAAAAGAATTGGATTAAAGCACAGAGTACTGGTGGGTCATCATGGAAAGAACCATATCCTGGTTACAATACCCAATATCCTTTTAGTAGTACCACAGAAACCGAGTCCGGTCATGTTTTTCAACTAGATGACACGCCTGGAAATGAAAGGGTGATGTTGTCACATAGAACTGGGTCAACTTACGAAATATATAATTCTGGTACCAAATTGGAAAAAATTGTAAAAGATAATTATACAATTGTGCATGGTTCTGATTTTGCTTATATCAATGGTAAATTGGAAATAACTGTTGAAAATGTGGCTAAGATTAGAATCAAAGGTAAAACAACAATTGAAATTGATGGTGATGTCGATTTCAAGGTAGCAGGTGATATGAATTTGTCTGTTGGTAAATCTCTGAATATAAAAACAGGCGAAAATATGACCACCGAAGTGGCTGGTAAAGATTCACATTTAGTTGGGTCTAAAAACGAAACCATATCAGGCGAAACACAAATACGATATGAAGGTGATTTACACACACATATTGGTGCAGATACCTACAGTAAACACGATGGTGGTGTAGATTATTCTTGTCCAAGTGACCCGACTAGAACAGGTAGTGTGGATTGTGGTTCAGTTGATACAGCTACCACCGCAGGTTTAAGTTCACCCAACTCGTATAATAATCCAACAGAGACCATTCCTGTACCGGAGAAAATTAAACCAGTTAATATTATTTACAGGCCGGTTGAAACAAATACTGAATTTGCGCCAGCGGGTGTAGTACCACCAGTGATACCTGAAAATCCACCAATTGACGCTACAGCTAATACTGAAACTGTAGCATCCACAACTGATGGGTGTTTCACGTTACCTATGTTACAAGCGGCGGCTCCAAAAACAAAAGATTCCGTATTATTGAATTTCTTACCAAGTTTAAATAAAATTTGTGGTAAATATGATATCAATTCTAAATTAAGAAAGGCACATTTCTTAGCTCAAGTGGCCGTCGAATCTGGTGGTTTTAGATATACAAAAGAAATTTGGGGTCCTACTGAAATTCAAAAATTATATGAACCACCATCTAGAAAAGCATCCGGTTTGGGTAATACACAACCCGGTGATGGTGAAAGATTTAAAGGTCGTGGATTAATTCAAATTACCGGTAGATACAATTATACAGCATTCGCTTCATCAATTAATATGTCTTTAGAAGATGTAACAGCTTATATGGAAACTACAGATGGTGCCGTAGAATCTGCAGCATGGTATTGGATAGCACATTTTAAGAAGAATGGTAATATAATTTCTGACGAAGGTGCATCGGAAAGTGTTGTGACAAAAGTTTCAAAATATGTAAATGGTGGCACAATCGGGTTATCCGAAAGACAAGCTTCATTTGCTAGAATCTATCCAATCTCTACTTAAAGCAACATAAATAATCTCATGGCCTCTTCAATACAAAATAGATATTCAGATTTGGATTTAACATTCACACGACATCCTATAAAAAATGATGTGGTTTTGAGTGTGGACGACCAAGCTGTCATACGTTCAATTCGTAACTTGGTTTTAACTAACCACTACGAAAGACCATTTCATCCAGAGATTGGTTCTAATGTTCGTAAAATGTTATTTGAACCAATTTCACCCTTGACTGCTAATTACATTCAAAGAGAAATTGAAGATACCATTAAGAACTTTGAACCTAGAGCTAAATTACAACAAGTTTTGATTCAGATAGAACCTGACCAAAACTATTACATGGCAATTATTTCTTTTTTCATAAACAATAGAACAGAACCAATCACAATTAATTTTGTACTGCAAAGGTTACGATAAATGGCGGCAAATAACAATATTGAAATCACCGATTTAGATTTTGATTCCATCAAGAACAATCTAAAAACATTCATGCGCTCGCAGGATAAATTCAAAGATTATGATTTTGAAGGTTCGGGTTTATCTGTTCTTATGGACATGTTGGCATATAACACACATTACAACGCATACTATTTAAATATGGTTGCCAATGAGATGTTTATGGATACGGCAGCACTTCGTAGTTCTGTGGTGTCACATGCTAAATTATTAAATTATACACCACAATCTACTGTGGCACCCCAAGCTACAATCTCTGTTCAAGTAAATCAAGTTGGTGCCAGTTCATATACTTTACCACAATTTACCAGATTTCAATCTGAAGCAATTGATGGTGTAAATTATACTTTTATTACTAAAGATGCTTATACAGAAAATGCTGTTAATAATACAGCTACTTTTAATAATGTTGAATTATATCAAGGTGAACCAATTTCATTGTCTTACACGTATGTTGCTTCAACCAATTCTAAACAATTGTTTACCATACCCGATTCAAATGTGGACACCGCAACTTTAACTGTTAGGGTTCAAACATCATCAACTAACACTGATATTCAAATTTACACATTAGCAACAGATGTATCCAATTTAAATGGGTCTTCCGCCGTGTATTTCTTACAAGAGAGTTTGAACGGTCAGTATGAAATTTATTTTGGTGACGGAGTTTTAGGTAAAAAATTGACAGATGGTAACTTGATTTTATTATCTTATGTTGTAACTAATGGAACATCAGCTGCGGGTGCCAATAACTTTGTTTTATTGGACACGATAGCATCTGGTAATAATGTTGTTATTCCCTATGTGGCAGCTTCAACTGGTAAAGACAGAGAATCAATTGATTCAATCAAATTCAATGCACCTAAAGTATATTCAGCACAAGGTCGAGCAGTAACTAAAGAAGATTATATATCTTTATTACAAACTAACAATCTTGGATTCTCTTTTGATTCTATAAATGTTTGGAGTGGTGCAGATAATAATCCACCAATTAATGGTCAAGTATTCATTTCAGCTAAACCTTCTGGTGGTTATTCATTAACCAAAACACAAAAAGATAAATTGATTCAAAATCTAATCAAGCCTGCTTCAGTGGTAACAGTGACGCCTGTATTTTTAAATCCAGATTACACTTACTTA